AGCACCCGCAGCCGTTGCAGTGCTCCGCGCCGGCCTTCGCCGGGCTCGCCGCGCTGTGTGGCTCAAGGTCTCCTTTGCAATGCGGACACTTCCCCGCCTGGGAAGCGGCCCACGGCGCCTCCTCTGCCTTCAGTTCCTCTGTCGTTTCGCTCTCAGGCTTACGCTCTGCCATCGGTCACCATCTCCTCAAATCTCGCGCCCTGCATCGTCTCAATGGTGTAGGGCGCTACTCCAAGGTGCGTGAGCATGACGCGAGGGTCCAACCACACCCGATAGCCCAGGTCACGCGCCCTTCGGTTGAAAGCCCAATCCTCGCTGAGATATTCGTGCTGGTCACCGTTCTCGACGACCATGGGCTGGAACATCGGCCAGAAACACCACTCCTCGGCCGGGTGACAGAGGGGCATCGTCGCCGCGATGGCTTCGCAAACCTGCCGGTGAACCGCCATAAAGCCTGTGGCAGCGTACTCGATCTCCACAGGTTGCACGTCCGGCCCAAAGAGGATGTTGTCACTGGCGCCGCGGCAGGCGAGATGCGTGCCCCCGCGTACCGGGTAGGCTGCTCCCGCGATCCCCCGCTTTTCTCGGGCCAGTCCTATCACCTTCTCGGCGTCCTCTGGGGTGAACACGATGTCGTCGTCAACCATCAGGAAGACGTCGCCGTCGTCGCTGCGTAGCCAGTTGGACACCGCGATGCTGCGGACCCGGCTAATGAGTGCGTCGCCCCGGTGGATGTTGTAGCGCCAGCCGGCCTTAGCCAGCTCCGTGAGGCATTGTGCCGTCTCAACCGTGAGCGACCTGTAGGCGCAGAGCAGCAGGTTCGCCTCTGTCCCTCTGGCTTCGCTTACCCGCTGCCAGACATGTAGCCTGTCACCAACCGTCTCCCTGAGTGTGAATCCATGCCGGTCCAGCAACCGGTTGGGCAACCAACCACGCAGCTCCGGGAGATGCAACGGCGTCCCAATATCGTGCGTCGCCGTCGCTTCCACCAGGATGCCGCCCATCCGCAGGCTACCGATGATTTGCTCCAACAGCCGGTTGGGATCCGTCACGTGCTCAAGGACATCGATGCAGATGGCGAGGTCGAACTTCCACGGCGGCAGGGCTCTCATACCTGGGTAAGCGTCAACCCCGTGGTCCAGCAGATGCCGCCGCAGGTCGTTGTTCGGTTCAACAGCCGTCAGGACACAACCCGGCAAAAGCTCACGGGCAGCGAGCAAGTCGTGTCCCAGGCCGGCGCCCACATCCAGAACACGCTTGGCGTCGACCACTTTGGCCGCCGCAGCGACGGCCCTGGTCCACAGTTGACGGTCGGGGTCGTCGCGGTGCCATGCCTCCAGGTCGTCGGCCATGGTGCGCGATTCCCGGTAAAACCCGGCGACCGCCTCAGGAGTGGCCGGATTGATGCCGCGCCACTCCTGAGCCAAACGCTCCCGGGCGTCTGTGATGGTCGTCAATTTGCCCTGACCGCGACGTACTGATGGTTGGTCGGAAGGCCAGCCGGAGTACGGCCGGTCCCCCGGTAGCGGTGGGCAATCACCGCGACGTTGGCGTTGTTCGTCGCCGGAGTGCTCACCACTCGCAGATACCGGTTGGTAGGCCGGTAAACGTCGATGGTGACCAGGACGTTGGGACTGGTGTTGAGAACCTGGGTGATCTCCGCATTGGCGACGTTCACGGCGCCCGAAAAGTTCGAGTTTGCCGACTCCACCACCCGGAGGTCGTAGGTGCCGCCGTTCCCGACTACGCCGATGATGCACTGGAACGCGACTCCGTCCCATCCCTGCATATCGACGCCGGCCCCGTTGCCGCCCGCTCCGGGCGAGCTGGGCACCACCTCGACGCTGCTCGCCATCTCCCGCATTAGCTGATGCATGTTTGCTCTCCTTTCATGCCCCGTTGGCTAGGCCCACCCTTAGACGATGCCGATCCTGACCGCGTCCTCATTCCACAGGGCGCCACCGACGCGCTCGAACAGGATGATCCCGGTCTGGTCGGTGTCCGCGAAACGCTCCCGCAGAATGACGGTGCTGATCTGCGCCCTCTGGGCGATGATGTAGTTGGACAGGTCCCCGAAGATGAGCACCTTGTTCGCGTCGCTGCCATCGTCAGGGACGAACTCGGAATTGTTGACCGGGTAGCCCATCAGCGTCCTCGGAGCCGGAGCGAAGCCGCTGCCCGACAGGTCAGGCCACAGATAGCGGTCTTGCCCGTCGACCAGCTTGCGGATCTCACCCTCGATAGCCCGGCACATCACCCACTCGGCACCGCGGGTGTACTGCGATGGCAGGGCGTACACCAGATCGATGATTTTGGGAGCGCTGCCGGCGCTTGCGTTGGTGTTGCTGATGGTGTTGGAGGTGGAACCCTCAACGTCTTTCGTGGCAGCGCCACCGTTGAGAATGCCCAGCGGCTCCATTGAGGTCCCGAGGCCGGCGATGAACCCCTGGTCCTCGACAAGCGCCATGTTTTCGGCGCCGTTCTGGGCCAGGAACGCCGGCAGGTTGGTGATGGCGTCTCCGATCAGGTCGTTGGAGAGCTTGGTGGCGACGCGGAGCTTCTTGATGCTGATCTCAAACTGAGAGAAGACAGGGTCCGTCTCCGAGAAGGCGGGGGTTTCACCAGCCCATCCGCCAACGAAGCCGGAGCTGTAGATGCTCCCGCTTGTCCCATGAGCGTTGACACGCGGGAAGATTACATGGTCCCGGCTAGTGTTGATCGTCCTCGCCAACCGCCGCATCACCGAGACCTGGGCGGTCCGAACCAGGATTTCGGCCTGCATGTCCGGCGGCACGAGGTAACCGCCCTGGCTGTCCACGCCCTCAGCGAGTGCCTTCTGCTGGTTGCCGGTGAGGTAATGCAGCGCCGCCGCTTCGCTCTTGTGCTGAGCGCACAGGCGGAGGAAGGTTACATACGCCTCCCTGGACTCCGGCTGAGCGGCGCCGCGCATCTGCTTGAAGTAGCGGGCGGCGTCCACGTCCTGCTGCGGGATTGGACCAAACAGCACTTCCTCCGGCATCAGGTCTACCATCTTGCCGGCAGACGTGGGAACCCGGAGCATGCCGGCCTTGACTTCCCAGCCGGCCTTTTCGATGGCCTTGCGACCCTCCTCGTCGGCGTTGACGGGATGCGGAATCTGGTGGACGGGGTTGTCCAGGTAGTCGGTCAGGTTGTTGAAGTACTTGTCCCGCTCCTTTTGTTCCTCCTGAGCGATGCCGGCCTGGAGCTTGCGCGCCCGCTCGAACATCTCGGAGTCCTCCTGGCGTGCCTCAGCAGGCCAGGTTTTACCCTGATGCTTGGCGGTCAGGTCTTGCCGCTTGACGCGGATATCCTCGAGCTCGGCCTGAAGTAAAGTGATGTCGAGCATTTTAGCCATCCTTTCCCTTGCTTCCCGAACGCCTGCCTGCTGGCGGCATGCTTTACGCCTCCGGCTTAGGCAGGAGGCAACTCGATGGTGGCGAGAAACGCTTCCATTTGTGCCCGCGCGTTCATTGTCGGTGACGGGGGGTGCTGTTTGCCGTTCATCGGGCAGTTGCTCCCATCACAGGCCGCGGCATGGATGTTTTGTACCTGAGCGAGCGCTTCGTGCAGGCGCTTCAGGTTGGCGGCGCTCAGCCGGCGCCCGGCCTTGTCTTCGATGCCGAGCTCGTCCATGGCCTTCTGGTCGGACACGAGCCGGGCCGCGACCGTCTGCAAGTCCGCAATGACGGCCATCACCTGCTCATAAGTGGCCTTCGCATCGCCCTCAAGGCCGTTATCCTCTTCCTCGCCCTCTTTTACGGCCGTCGTCATGGCGGCCCTGTTCATGGGAATGGAGGTGTACGAGTACTCAAATAGGTCAAGCTCCTTGAGCACCCGCACGCGCTTACCGTCCCGGTTCTCCCACGACCACTCCTTCGGGAAGTACCCAATGGACATCCCGAGGGGCTTCCCGGCCGCCAAACGCTCCTTCGCGACCGCCAATAGGTCGTCGCCGACGTTTGTTTGGTGGACTTTCGTCCTGGTAAAGAGCCCGTGGCCGTCCTCGCGGGCCTCAACGGATAGCCCGACCGGCAGGCCAGAGAGGTTGTGGCCAACGAACACGAGCGGGTCGCCCTTCATACGGATGGCGCCGGGCTCGATGATGTCGCTGCCCTGATCGACGTTGCCGGTGACTGCTGCATACCCCTCGATGAGCCGCTCTGAGGTGTCGACGGCTTTGATTTCCAACGAAAAGTGCGCCTGACTGGTCATTTTCAGTTCCTTCCTGGCCCAATCAGGGCCGCTGGAACGTGCCCATTGCTCTTTGGTTCACCGCTGGGAGCGGCTGCCGGCTCAGCCATAGCGGCCTGCTCCTCTGGCGAGAGATTGGCAGGTACCGAGCCTACCGAACGCTGGCGCAGATACACTTCGTGCTCTGGCAGGGCAACGCGTCCGGTTTCCCTGCGGGCCTCAGCTACGGTGATGTAGCCGGCCTCCAGGTCGCCCCGGACCCGCTCGTGACGCTTGTTTTCGTCGTCTGCGAGCACCCGAACCTTGGTTAAGTCGAAGCCCATGCGCCATTCCGTGCCAGCAATGAAGTCCGGTAGGAGCTGGTGAGTCAACTCGTCGCCGTACTCCCGGTACATCGGGATAACGGTGCTTTCCATGGCCTCCTCCCGGTACTCCTTCAGGGTCGCCCCGACCTTCGTGGTCGCAAGACCGGCTCCAAGACCCACAACAGCCGCATTGACCCCCAAAACGGCCGTAATCCGCTCTTCGGGGATGCCGCGGAGACTCCGAAGCTGCATTTGTTCGGGCGAAAAGCCGAACTGCTGTATCTTGGTGGCTCCCTCAAGGACCAGGGGCTCGCCCTTCAGGTCGCCGCCAAAGTTCAACTTGTAGGCGTCCTTGATCGCCGTGGCCGCGTCCTTCGGGATGCTGCCGGCGCCGGCCTCCGGGCTGATAATCACGCCAGGCACACCCATGTTTTTGAGGAGCGAGGCCGTCATGTTGGCCGCTTCGTCGTCCGTGAACACCTCTCGGAACAGCGACCTGATGGGAGATAGGCCCCGCCTGGGCTCTAACGGGTCCATGCCGTCGCGGAAGTGGACAATGTCGCGCTCCCGGACCTCATACGTCTTAGTCGGGTCGGGCCGGAACTCGTAATGCGTGATAAACGTGACTTCATCGCCCTTGGGCACCACCAGCACCGACGGCAGCCACCAGAGCTGCACCACCTTACCGCTGCTGCTCCGAACCTTCAGCCAGTAGGCGTTACCGGACAGCATCATGTCCGCGACGGTGGCTTTCCAGAGAGCAATTCCGTTGTAATAGGAGTTCGGGCGGCTCAGAAGGTCCAGCATTGGGTGCCTTTGAACGGTTGCCCACTCCTCGCGGGCGGCTACCCACTGCTCCGTGATGGGCGGCGCCTCGCTGAAGGTGCGCTGTACCCAGCGCACGCAGGCCATGATGATGCTGTTGGCGTCTGCCCGGACCTCGCCCTCGTAGTTGATGCGGGTCCGGTTCAAGAAGGCCCAGCTCCAACCCCAATTGGTGGGGTGCCTGACCCCACTCAGTACGGTGTTGACAGCTTTTGTTAGCCAGTCCAGCATGGTTCCACGCATAGAAAAGACCCGGCTGCGAGGTCGTAACGTCGCAAACCGGGCCTTCCGGGGTTTCAGCTATTTAGTTGCTACTGCACAGTGTCACCACAAGTGCTTGCGGTTGTCAAGCCTTGATGTTCACCGTCCCGCAATCATGGCACTTCAGGCTGATCGGTTTCGTCTCTAGCCCAATGCGGGCGAGGATGGCCCGGCACCTCTGACAGTGCCAGTTGATCAGCGGTATCCGCTGTTGGACTTCCACTAGACAGCACCCCACGACCAGGCGTGCGCCTGCCCTGCGCCTGCGGCCAGGGCTTCGGCACGGGCGCCCCAACTCAGCACCGCGGCCATCGCGATGTCGATCTTCCGGGGCGAGCCCTTGTGCTCCTTGGAAATCGTATACAGCCGCTCGCCATCCTCATCCCGCAGATTGACCTCGCGCTTGACCGCGCTGGCTATGTGGGCGGCGAAGGCCGGCGATGCCTCATGGCCCAACTCGCCGGTCCTGACCGCCGTCTCATAGGCTTTCAGGCTCCGCGTCATCCGGGCCATCTGCCGGTTGGTGTGCAGGTAACGCACCACGTCCTCGCCCCTGCGGCCCATCCAGCGGGCGATCGTCTCCTCCCACCAGTAGGGGTCGGCATGGAAGCGGCATACGTTGTAGCGCTCGAAAGCCCCATCGACAGCCAGGTCCACCTCGTCAGCCGGCACCTCCCACTCGCCAGGCAGGTCCGGCCGCTGCCAGAGCCCGACCACCCACTGGTAGCCTGTCGCCACGACTGTCGCCACGAGTGCCGTCGTGTCCTGAAAGCGGGCGCCGTCGAACCCAAGGGTGATGAGCGTCCCCGTCGGCACGTCCTCGGCCCGCTCGGCAGCCGCCCATTCAGCGGCCGTGATCCAGGTGTTGGTCTCCTGGCGGATCTGGTTGAGGTAGAAGCGGCGCCGGTAGACCTCACTGTCCCGCTCGTCCCGGGAGTCGATCATCAGGCGGTCGATGGGGACCCAGGCCGAATCGCCGCGGGCAGCCAGCAGTCCGGCCCGGAGCGATTCGTCATCGGCGATGTCGGTGTCGGCCGGCGCCTCAAGGGAATCGTAGAGGATTTCGCCTGCGTCGCCATCGGCCAGGTACTTCTCCCAATCGCGCTCGGCAACGCTGCCCTCCCCGATGCGGTGGGCGTTCGTGATGGCAAGCCCGCGCCCGCCGACCTTCGCGCTGTTGCGCCTGATGGCCTTCGCCATCTCCGAGCCGTCGTTGTTGTCAAGCCAGTGCTGGGATTCGTTGAGCACCACGAAGGTACTGCGAGCACCCTCAATGGTCTTCGGCGAGCTGGTCACCGCCTGAATCTGACGGCGACCGCCCTCGGCGTAGATGATCTCCTTGCCGACATCGATCCCGTATTCCTGCACCGCCGCCTTGCTCAAGAGCGATGGGAACAGGACCATCGTGTTCCGTGTCTGCTCTTTGGCCGTGGCTGCAATCTGCACCCAGGCGGACGGCTGCGGCACGACGATAGGCTGCCCGCCTCGCTGCCAGCCGCCGAAGCGGCAAGGCCCGACGAACTCGATGGCCGACAGCACTGCGGCGAGCGGGTCCTTGCCCCAACCCTTCATCCGCCGGAGCACGCCGTAGGTGTAACGCCAGCGCCCAGCCTCATCAATGGCATACCACCACGCGATGAAGCGCATCTGCTCCTCGGTGAACACCCACTGCTGGCCAGCTATGGGGCGATCGGGCTGCAACAACCAGTGCGAGGCCCATTTCATCGCGGCCCACCCCATGGTGAGCCGCGGTAGGCCAGGGGGGCCGTGGCGGAAAGGGGCTACGGCCGGTGGGGTGAGTGTCGTCACCTTGCTTCCTGCTATGCTCGCTCCAACGCGCGCGCGCCTGCGAATTCGCTCGCTACGCGAGCGAAACAATCGCCCGAACTATGCAAAGCGAGTCGGGGGCCTGCCTTCCTCACGGCTGCATCCTGAGCCGGTATTCCTCGATAGCTGACACGCCCGGCGGCGCCTCCTCCTGCACGGCTCCCCGCTCGACCTCAATGCGGGCTCTCCGGCGAGCGCCCTCGGTCGTCATCAGGTCATTCATCGCGGACCAGAGCGCCGTGAATGCAGGACCGCCCACGGCGCTACCGGCTTCCAGCAGCCGACCCATCTGCTCGGCCACCAGGAGCGCCGCCGCCCAATCCGACGGCTCGTAGTATTGCGCCTGCCCCGACATGCGCAGGGAGCGATACCAGCGCCGGGCGATGGAGTGCGCCGACTTCGGCAACGCCGGGACCGGGACGGCACCGGCCGCCTGCACCGTGTCGGCGCGGCTCTCCTTGTTTTGCCGCCGCCGCTCACTGCTCCGCTTCGGGACCGGGCCTCGGGCGCCCATCAGTCACCTCCCATGGAAACCCGTAGCCGATGCGAGAAGGC